TGATGTCCATGTGATTTCCGCATTAGATGGTTCAACCGATGCACGAATAGTTGCTGTGCCTTCTGCCTCAACTTCAAGTGTGTGTGTATCAAAAAGGATGCTTCCAAGTACATTAGAACCGCCCTGTACGACATACACTTCAAACGGTACTGTATCTTGAGCATTCATTGAATAATGAGCCTCAAAGTTACAATCGAATTTACCTTTTCCCTTATCAGTTGATGTTAGGTGGAATCCTCCTGTATTAAGTACATTCATCATATGAATAGCACAGAATCCTGCATCCTCACCTGTGTTCTTATCTGAATAATCCCCAATCCACCAGATATCCGTATAATCAGTTGTAAGGATATCATTCCTAGGAACTATCTTTGAGCCGCTGATATCACCTGCTCCAATAAGTTTCTTCGCAAGACCAATAGTCAAAGTAACGAATGATGTACTAAGAGCAATAGCCCACTCTGTCAGCTTCTTGAGTTCCTTTGTATTTTTTGGACAATTATTTATATCTTCTCCGAAATCCTCAAAGGATGGGTCGGCTGTAAAGTTTATATCGTCTTTTGTTGCTCCTAATATATTGCCCACCTGTCTTGTCTTCGGATTGAAATTGTCGCAAATAATACCTGCATTAATCTGAATATTCTTAAAAGTATCTTCTGGAATTTTTGTAAATAACATTTTATCCCTCCAAATATTCTATTTCTATATTCACTATAATTCGTCTAATAGTATCATCTGGGTCTCCCATTCGCTGTTGGAATGGATTCCCCTTCTTTATCCATAAAGCACCATCCTCATAAGACACCATCTGACCGCCCTCTGACAACCTAGAATCGATTTCATGAGCCAAACCCGTAATTCTCCCCCAACTTGTACTTTTATCCCAAATTGAGGCGAACAACGAGGTTGGGATGCCAAAGTCGTTAACAGTAACATCGTAGGTTATTCTTGGGAATGTCGCATCATCTGGAACTGTATAATTGTCATAAGCAGGAACACCGAAGCTGTTCCAGAACTGATTCAATGTTTGTTCTTTATCCATTTGGCAACTCCCATTCCTCTTATTGCGGTAAAACAAACTCTTCCGCTGACACATTTCTCATATCAAGGCTTGCTGATGCAGGTGTATAAAGGTCATCCCCATCCGATGTGACGCGGAATACTTTCCCATCTCTTACTCTTCTGAGTACATCATGATATTGCAGATTGATATCCTTTCTTGTGGTCAAGGTATAAACTGATGTAACACCTTGAGCCTCTGCCTTCTTTGCCTCAATGGAATTATTGAATTGTTCGGCGCATTGAATCTTCGCACCTTCAACCCAACTTGTGACAACTCCACCATAACCATCATCAACTGTTATCTTGTTTAGTATAATATAACTTTCCATTGCTTCATCCAACAGGCTCATAACTTCTTGTACCTCCCTAATCTATCAGCAAATACTGATTGCCATGTTGGTACAGATGCACTCGATGTTGAACTACCGCTTGCCTTTGAATATGAATAACCTCCGAATGATTCAGATTGATACGGTGACATGTTGACAGAATCAACACCGCCATACTTCTCCTGCCACGAACCAATCTCTGCGATGAGATTCCTTACATCTCTCGGAACAGCCATCAACCAGATTGCTCCTTCAAAGGTCTCATTATCTAGCCTTTCCTGTCCATAGATGTAAACACCATCATTTAAGGCACTTCCGATTATCCGATAAAATTGACCTGTCGCAATCTTGTAATCGCCAACCAAAGCACCATTTTCAATTATAAATTTGCCATAATACTTTGGCTGATTTCTATCAAACCAATTTCTCAGATATTGGAATACCTCTGTCATATTATTACCTCATATTATGGCAGGGCTTTTACACCCTGCCATTTAATTATCCTTCTGTTTCTGGCTCAAACTCAAGGTTGAGATTGAAATACTGTGTCCTTGAGCCATCATCGCTAGTCTGTACAAGCACTACCTTCTGATTCATAGATGGTGTAACCTTTGCAACAAGTGTTCTGTCTGGGTCATCAATACCCTCAACAAGTCCACTCTCTATTGATGGCTGTAATCCAACCTTAAGGCTTGTTACATCTTCCGCAGGCTCACTCCAAGTTAATGCGATAAAATATCCATCGCCTGCAAGATAACCTGTTTCAGCTAATCCACCTTCGATAAATTTAAGCGAACCACTTATTGTATCACCATCTACTACTATATCGCTCTGTAAATCACTAGCAACCTTGCCACCGTAAAGTGTTACCTCATCCTCTGTGGCTGTTAAGGAGAGGTTCTCTAATTTCCCGAGTTCACCGTAATAACAGCGATACCATCAAGATACTCAGCCCAAAGCTTCATACCAAGAAGTGCGAATACCTCACCAACTGCTGTCTTATAGTTGCCTTCAACATGGAATCCGATAAGGTTTGTAATTCCGTCTGTAGTATATACAAGACCTGCCTTTGCATACTCTGAATCAGCAGGGTCTGTGTAATAAAGGTCAATGTTGTCAGATGGAACTGCAATAACCTTTCCACTTGGAATCTCTGATGAAAGAATCATTGTAGATGCTCCCATGAAGTCCTTTACATACTGCATTCCGAATGCTGTCTGAAGAGACAGGTCTGCCGCTCCAAGATATCTATAAGCATCAAGTGTATTAACAAATACAACAATCTCTGTAACATCCTTGCGTAGCTTCTTGAATTTATCCACTACCTTACCAATAGCCATAGCAACAGCCATCTGGAATGTATCCTCTGAACCTGTAAGTTCTCCTGTCTGCAGGAATGTGTAGAATCTATCAAGTACGCTTCCCTGTAACTCATTAAGGAATGCTTCATCCGTCTTAGCGATAGCGATATCAGCACCATACTTGTTGATAGCTTCGATAGATGTACCCTTGGAATACTTCTCAACTGTGATATCTTCCTTGAATGCCTCCTCAACTTCTGCAGGTGAATATGGGATTTCCTCACCCTCTCCAACAGACTGTGCAAGAGTTACTGTAGCTGTGTATGAACGCAGTGTAGTTCCATTCGCCTTTCTGATAGGTCTCATGATTCCCAGAATCTCTCTGAGTGAATCCCAATTATTTGCAAATCTTGTAACGAAGTCAAGTTCTCTTGCTGTTACATCGATATTTGCAACCTTTGTTAATCCTTCCTTTGCTGGCATATTATTTTCCTCCTATGCTTTAAACAATTCTATATTTTCTTTAATCAACTTCTGTCGTTCGGATGTATCCTTTACCTTCATGATATCATCCTTCGTCAGAGTCTTGCCTCCACCTGTATTTTCTGGTGGATTATCTGTGTTTGCGCCCTTTACATCTGCGGTCTGTATGAAATCACTCCACTCTTCCTTGATGCCCTTCAGAAGTTCATCTTTATCCTTAACCTTGCCTTCATCATCAAACTCAAGAGAATCTACATCCGAAACCTTTAATACAGCTTCAAGTCTCTTTTCAGATATACCTGCTTCTTTTAGGATATCCTTGTAGGCTTTGGTCTTGTTCTCTTTTGTAGCCTTCTCCTCAATGCTCTTCTTGAATTCTTTGAATTCATCCTTCAGCATTTCGTACTTGGTCTTGTACTTCTCTTCGGCTTCATCGCTCGTTGCCTCTTTGAGGTCTTTCTGGGCTTTTTCAAGCTGTTTCTCAAGGCCTTCGACTTTCTGTGCCTTTTCCTTGTAGCTGTCTCTCTCTTCCCTCAGAGCCTCAATAGATGTAGTGTGTCCTTCGATAATCTCATTAACAGCATCCTTCATATGTTCGCTGTCAACACCTGCTTTGGACAGGATTTCTTTTACATTTGCATTTGTGAGTGCCATAATATTCTTCCTTTCTTTCGGTGGCTTTCTGCGCCATTCAGATTATTGTATTTTGTGGTATCGGTCTGTGATACCCCTATATTTTGTACTTTACCACATAAATTTTCTTATGTCTACTAACTTTTTAACTCATTCTCCAATATTTCCTTATATTCATCCATGTGATTATTGATTGCATTACGCAGGAATGGTCTCTCCGTCATCTTGGAAGTTCCCATCTCGACATACGGTGCATATTCAACATTCGTGCCGATGTACGCTGTTGTACCATCGGTAACATGGCTGATGCTGTTCCTTAGATTGCCTGTGTCAATTGCTCCAAGGGCTGTTATCTCGAATTTGGCATTGTTCTCTCCTGCCTGCCCTACCATTTCCATTCCAACAATCATTTTAGCCGCTAACTCCGCAAGCACTTCGTCAGAATGGTCAATAACTTCAATCTTCATGATTTCTTTTTCCTCTTATATTCCTTGATATAGCTTGCCTTAATCGCATTACCTTTCTTCTCCTGCGCATCGATAGGATTCGACTTGATATCCTTCGATGTTTTCCATTCTTTGTAGGTCATATTCCCTAACCTATCATCAATATCAAAGTCGGTAATATTCTTCCCATATCCATCAAACTGAGTGACCATCGTACACCTGCAGTTGTATACCATCGATGGGTCTGCCGATGGGTCAGCAGGATAGTCTATAGTAAATCCTTCCACTTCGAATGGCTCATCAATATACTGTGTCTGACCATCAAGTAACCTGTGTTCATGCCTCGTTCTATCGTCTATGGTTGCAAGCCATTCCTTGAGTATATTGATGCCCATACTCTTTGCCCTCTGCATTGCCCTTATTCGCCCTGCGTTCTGGGCAGAGGTAACAGAAGTCCTTGCATCCCTTATTGATGACTTATAATCCATCTCAGCCACGCTTCTAAGCCTCTTGGCAATCTTCGGAGTAGATTCTCCTTGAACTATCCCTTGGGTGATGGCAGAGGTTATCTTCTGCTGATTCCACTTGTAATCCTTCTGCCTCATCTTCTCATAGGTCGCTGAATGGAATCTGGTGTTCGGCAAGAGCCTTGGATTCTCTTTGATTAACCGCTCCACCGTCTGTGCATCATACAAGGTGTAAGAGGTATTCACTAGGCTTTGAGATTCAACTAGGAAGGTGGCATAGTTATGGTTGAGTGCATACACCTCTGGCATATACCCTTCAATCATGCTTCTTGCCTTGCCATAGGTGTCTGTAAGGTCTTCCGCAAGTGTATCTCGCATCTCTTCCCATCTCTCCCCTATAGCAATCTGCCCAATTCGCCATTGAGTATATTCCCTCTGGATTCCCTTATACTTGGCATAACTTATCTCTCCTGCCTTGTACTTCTCGTATTGCTTTGCAACATACTCTTTCCTTATTGCATCCTTCTTCTCGAATCTTCTCAGATAATCCTGTAACTTTTCTTCGACCTCTTTGGTTGCTTGAGTATATTCCTTGCGAATCTTCTTCTCAAGTTCCTCAAGCAAATCCTCGGTCTCTTTATTACCTATATCGGTATCATAGGTTATCTTCTTCGCCATCTACATCATCCCCTAATGGTCTTATCTCCTCCGCATCCATGTTACGAATCATATCTTCAGCCTTATCGCCATCGCCTAAGATAGTAAGTATCTTTTCGGTTACATATCCTCTCTCAAGGAAAGTTGCGGCTGATACGATAGTCTGAATCTCTTCTGTAGCATTAACAATCCTTGACCTTGTGAAAGTTGGTTCATCATCAATGCCTGCGATATCTAATATACCCTGTACGAATTCATACACCATCGCCTCATAATCATTGACCTTCATGTTGAAATTATCATAGGATGCTTTAATCTGGGTAGCTGTTACCGCTCCACCCTGCACCTGCTTTACATCAAAAGCCATAGCATCTTCATACAGGTCATTCCTTAACCTATCAAGAAGTGCTTCCCTGCTTGCGTAAGGTGCTTCAATGGTATGAGCCTCTGCTCTTGCATTCGCATCCTCGACCAATCCTGCATGAACTGTCTTCATTCTCTCCACGAAGTTCGCAAGGTCGATATCGTCCATGCCTCCTGCATTCTGAATTGCCCAATAGATATAGCTTGCCTCATCTACTGTGTTAGCGAATCCGCTCTTGATTAGGTCATAGCAATCTATTTGTTCTCTAAGCCCTTCCAACTCTGTTTGATGGTCTTCATTTGCCCAGAAAGGAACTATAGGGAATCCCTCATAATTCATTCCATCAAGTATCTCTGTACCATCTGCCTCGGAAGTTATAGCAATCTGCATATACTTTCTCTTCTCGTGAAGTATCTGCCCTGCATACTCAACCTTGCCATTTTCTTCGACCTTGTTCCATATATAATCGGTGTATCCATCCAATTCATACAAGGTTGCTCGGAGCGGTTTGTCATCTGCCACTTGCCAAAACCTAACTCCTGCCTTCATTGCTCCATCGTTCTCATCCCAGAGTGGAGCATACTCCAATACATCGAATACATCCATGTGGTCGTAATTCCAAAAGCCAAAGGATACCGCTCCCCATAGGGATGCAATTCCTGCCTTCTTCAACTGAGTATCGAATGATTTCTTCTTTGTTCCTAGCTTCTCTTCCGTTGCAGGATTATCCCATGATACTCCGTTGGATAGTAGATACTGATTCTCCTGTGTGACGAACCTTCGGAAGAATAAACTTCTCAACTTATAGTCTGCTGAATAGTTGTCTGGAATAGCCTCTCCTGTTACCGTATAGAGTAACTTCTGGAATTCCATGATAGTCTTATTCTTCTTGCAATAATAAGATTCTGCTGTCTTGGCATTCTGATATAAATCTGAACTCTTATGTGAATTGATAACCTCTTCTATGAATGCCATTCTGTCGGTTTCATTTTCTCCAACTCTTTGTAAATCTTGATATGATAACATATTAACCTCCATACATTCTTGGAATCCGTCTCTGGTCTTCGTTGCCTTTACTATACATTAACCGACAGATTGATGCAAGGCTATCTGGTGCATCATCATGTTCGGCATTCTCATTGTAATCCAATATCTGCTGAATATAATCTTCATCTGTTCCCTGTACGAATACAATGTTATCCCACTCACCCTTGAGGTAGGTTGTAATCTTAAGAAACTTATTCATAGATTCATGGTATGTTACCGCCCTTTGATTTTTCTTCTTGAATTCTTTTGCAAGATATCCCTTGTCACCATTATCTTCGCACCATATCTTATTGCCCATGAATCCGTCCTTGTACTTGATTATCTCATCCATGCAATCTTCGACATGCTTATGATATAACTTTCCGAACACATACAAGGTCTTTCCCTGCCTCTTTGCAATCGTGAAGGCTGTTCCATCTTCTCCTCCGTAAGATGCATCTACATGGCTATACTTAGCCTGCTCAATCAGACTTGGGTCTGCTCCTGTCTTGGCATTTGCAAAGATTACATCCTCGGATGCGATATGTCTCAACTCGTAATTGGCAGAAAACAGGGATGGTAACATATTCTTTTTTAATTCTGCTAATTCCTCATCGGATATAATCTCTTTTATCTCTTCATGATAACAATTATACTTCTCTGCTTCTGGCATTATGCTGAATGCATCTTCTTTGTGCCAAGGTGTACCTGTGTTTATTATTCTTCCATCCCTGTTCTTTACATTCTGCAACTCTTGATATACGGTCTTCGTCTGGTCTCTTTCTGCTTTACTTAGTCTGTCTTTTATGTTGACAATATCATCCGTGAATATATAGTCGAAATGCTTTCCTGTTAGCGATGAACCTATACCAATTCCCACTAATTGGGATGTTCCTTTTATGTCGCTTGTAAGATTGGTTGAAACCTCAGTGGAAGATTCCACGGTAAGTTTTAATTGTATTCCG